CACGCTTGGCGATCGCAGAGCTGACGAACATTGGCCTGAAAATTTCGATCCAGCTGCTGGAGCACGTAGCGCAATTTGCCGGTGCGCCAGGTATGGCGGAACGGCGTTCATCGGTGTCATTGGCAATTCTGGATGCGATGGACGTCGGGATGCGCTGGATGCCGGAGTTCGAGCCGGGATTGCGGTTGATCGTCAGCGCCGGGAACGATGCGCTTGCTGGTGCTCTGAGCCCATCCCAAACGGCCGAGGTGCAGGCCAAAATCGCCGAAGCGCGCAGGACCTTGCGGGTTCTCAATCCCGAGGCGGCGGCCGCTGAGGAAGCGGCTGAGGCGGACGCCGCGAAGGTGGTGCAGATGCGGGCGGAGGCCGTGGAGCAACAGCGCAAAGTGGACGGCTGGGCGATGTCCGTCGGCCTAGGGATTGCGGCCTTAGCCCTCCTGCTCTGGCTGGTCACACGATAACATGAGGATACCGATCCTTTTTGCCGTCGCCATGTTGGTCGCGCCGCAAACTATCGAAGCGCGGGGGCGATGTAGCGCGGTCGATGGCGACACGCTGCGCTGCGGCCGCGAGCGTATCCGTTTGATCGGTATCGACGCGCCCGAGATGCCTGGCCATTGCCGCGCTGGACGGCGGTGCGTCATCGGCGATCCATTCGCCGCGCGCTACAGCCTGACCCGCGCACTGGTCGCCCCTATCGCCATCGAGCGCGTCGGCCGCGACCGATACGGGCGAACACTGGCTTTCGTATCAGCCAGTGGAAAGGATTTATCCTGCATCCAACTGCGGCGTGGACAGGCAAAGTATCGTGCCGATTGGGATAAAGGCGGCCGCATCGGTCGCTGTTGAGGGGGACTCATGAACAAGTGGCGCTTCTGCCGCCTTGACGACGGCTGGTGCTGGGTTGACTGGGCCGACCACTGGCAAACGATGATCACGGGCCTTCTAGCCCTATTAGCTGCGGCAATTGCGGCGTATATCTCGGCTAACGCGTTGAGCATTGGTCGGGATCAAGTCAAAGCGGCAAGGCAACAGCTCGAAGCACAACAGCGAGATGAAGCGGATCGTCGTCAACGTAATTTGCGAGCCGCAAGGGCGGCGCTACCGGGGGTACTATCGGCAATCTGCGATCACGCGGGAAATGTTGCAAAGCTTCTAGCCGCATCATGGCCCGTCAGCGCCGTATTATATCCCAGTGAGAGAGGGCCCGGCCAAACTCCCATTATGAACATCGACGTTCCAACGTTTCCGGCGGCGCTCGTGATGCCGCTACGAGAAATTTTGGTCAACCTCGACGATCCTTATGTACATGACCGGATCGCAAGTATCTTTCGTGAGGCTCAGGTGCTTGACGCACGTACAAGGCCATTCCAATCCGGTGAACCTGTCTCTTTGGAGTGGCTAGGCAACATAATATTGCAGGCTGCAACACTGTATGCACGCGCCGAGTCGTTGGTCGAGTTCGCGCGCGGCGAGAGTGACGAGGTCGAACAAGACCTGTGGCCTAGGGTGTTCATAGCGATGAAAGTTTTGGGTTTACGCTTCGCCTTTGTCACTGAGGTAGCGGAAGAAAGGCGTCAAATTGGTCGCGCGCCCGGTGAGGGTGACCGTTTCGCTGCCTACCAATAGCCAAATTTAATACACACTGTACACACTTTCTTCTTGCTGCCCTCTGCTCTGGTATGTATATACACACTTATGAAGGGGGAAGGAGATGACGAGTAAGGAAGTCATAAAGCGGATCGGGTCGGACGGATGGTTCGAGGTCCGGCAGAGTGGGAGCCACAAGCACTTCAGGCACCCCACCAAGCCCGGAACGGCCACCGTCCCCCACCCGAAACGTGAAATGCCAATCGGGACTTTGAAGAGCATCGAGAGGCAAACGGGGGTGAAGCTGACCTAAGGGTCAGCGGAGCCCCCGGCTCCCAACCATCTCTCCCTCCACGGCTTAGAAAGGATGTGTCATGGCCATCGCATATTATCCCGCAATCATCGAACGCGCCCCGGACGGGTATGGCGTTTTCTTCCCGGACGTGCCGGGATGCACCTCGCACGGCAGCACGCTGCAACAGGCGGCGCGTAATGCCGAGGTCGCGCTGAACGGGCATATCAAGTTGTCCGTCGAATATGGCGACGAAATCCCGGCTCCGTCCGACCTGGACGCGGTCGCCCGCGATCCCGACGTCGACGAGGCGGCGCGCATCCTGGTGCGGGCCGATCTGCCCGGCAAGCAGCGCCGGATCAACGTCACGATGGACGAGAGCCTGCTCGCCGAAATCGAACAGGTTTCGGCCAACCGTTCGGGCTTCCTCGCTGAAGGGGCGCGGATGCTCTTGGCGGCGCGCGGCTGATCCCATGACGGTGCGCGGGTTCGCCAGCCCGGCGGCGTAACCGCGCGATCGCGGCCGCCCGCTATCGCCACTGGCGTTCCCAAGCGTCGCGATCCTCGGCCCATTCGAGGCGCGCCTGACGCAGCGCGCGTCGCCGGTCATTCTCGGCGCGCAGCTCGATCGCGCGCAGCATCTGGTGGTGGGCGGGCGTCCACTCGGTCTTCTTCTTGCGGCGCTGCGACCGCATGAGGTGGAAATATCCCGCCACCAATTCTTCTGCATCGCCCATGCAAGAACGGAAGCAGAACACGGCCGTGTAGGAAATAGGCAATCCGACGCGATCCGGCGGAAAGCCCAGGTCGGCCGTGTCTTTCCTACAGCCCTGATTCTCCCTATATTAATCGGGCGGGGGATAATAAAAATCGATGGACGGGGCGTTGCGCCTGGAACCGGCTATGGCGAGCCGGAAATTGCTCATGCTGGCCTTCATTCGCGACTATATCGGTCGGTGGGGTGGCTCACCGTCGATTTCCGAAATCGCCCAGGGCACCAAATCCGGCCGGGACACCGTCAAGAAAGCGCTGCGATATCTGGAGGCGGAGGGCCTGATCATCCGTCGCCCTGGCGCGCGTGGTATCGTCCTCCCGGACCGGCTGGCGGACGCGCTGCGAGAATTGCGTGCCGCTGGCTTTATCGTCGACGAGGACGTCGTGCGCAGCCCATTTCCTCCCCTGCCGCCCGTTCCGGAGCTGGATTACGACCCCGGATGACAGTGGGGTGAATTTCGAATGACGCAGGTTTCAAGTGTAGCCGACCAGATGGCGCGCCTCATTCGCGCGACACCATGCCCGCAATATCGCAGTTCGGATGAAACCATGGTGCTGGTCGCCGCCAGCCGCGCGCGCGAGGCCGATCGCGTACATCGCCTGGTGCTCGGCAAGCCGCGCATCATGCCTGCCGTGGATACGACGGGGCTGAACAAGCAGGAGCGCAAAGCCGCGCGCAACGCCGCCACCCGGCTGCACGACCAGCGGCTGAAAGAAGACCGACGCTATACCGGCAAGGAAGCAACGCCGGAAACGCTACGCGACGTCGCCCATCGCCCCTTCGGATCGCTCATGCGGCTGTACGGCACCGGCGATATCGATAAGGATCAACTGGCAGCGGCCGAGGCGATCGAGACGGTTCATCGCCGTGTCGTGGGTGAGGTCAGCATCGCGGTTGCCAGTATCGAGGCCCGCGTGGACCGATCGCCGCGCGGCGACGGCGCATTCTACGAAGCGCTGGGCGCAGTTCGTGCCGAGGTGGCCTATACCAATTGGCGGGCCGTGCTGCCCCATGCGGCGGCGGTGCTGGATATGATCGTCAATGGCGTGGCCTTCACGGTTGCGGCCGCTCGCTATGGCATGTCGCACCGTCGCGCCAAACGGCTGCTGATCGAGGCGCTGGACGCTTGGCCCCGCTACCAGGCGGAAGCCTGCAAAGAGATCGATCCGGCCACGCTGGCCGCTGCCCATGCGGGCATCCTCTGACGGAGGGAACGATCGCCCGGCGCAAATATTATTGAGACAACCCAAAATATCCCCTCCCCAAGCGGCCACATTTCGGGCCATTTCGACCCCGCGCGAATTGCGACCCGACCGCATGGCCCGACTCTCACCCCACTGGAGAGGCGGGCCTTTTCGCGTCTTGGAGATGCCGAGATGGCCCCACCCAACCGTAGCACGCCCCCCGGTTGCGCGGGCCGCGCCGCTGCCGCCTCCCCCCGAGGCGAGCAGCGGCGTCACCCGGCCGACGACCTGGAAAGCGTGCGCGATCGGCTGGAGGCCCTGATTCGCCGCGTTCGTAAGGGTGCGCGCTCCCACGCCGATTTTCATGACCAGGAAACCGAAGCGCATCGGATTGCGCGCGACCTGGTCAAACCTTTCCGTGGGCCGGAGGCCCGCCCCGTTAATCCGCCGCTGTGGGTCAGCCCAGACGGCCGTTCCGCAGGATGGTGACGATGACCCGTGGTATTGACCTGACGCAACTCAACAAGGTCGCGACGGCTGGCGAGCCGCATGACTCGGTCCCCGTCACCCGGCGTTTCCTGGCGCAGGTCTATGCCGAGCTTCATGCCAGCCGCGCCGGGCGCGCCGAGCTGGACCATGATCCCTATTCGCGTCCCGGCAACGCTTATACGCCGCCCCTGAGCGCGGCGGCATGACCGATCGCCAGCACCCCGCCGCCATCGATGTCGGTGGCCTGCCCTATCTGCGCGATGCGAAGGGCTCGCTTGTCCCGCTCGCCTCGGTGAAGGCGCAGGACCTGCTCATGGATGAGACGGTGCGGGAGATGCTGGCCGAGGCCCAGGCGCTGTCCGAGCAGATAGCGGCGTTCAAGCGGCGCGCCTTCGACCGGGTCAACGCCTTTCAAGAATTGCTGGCCCAGCAATATGGCGCGACCGTGGGCGGCACGAAGGGCAACGTCACCCTGCTGACCTTCGACGGGTGCATGAAGGTGCAGGTCCAGGTGTCGGACCTGCTGGAGTTCGGCCCCGAGCTTCAGGCCGCCAAGGCCCTGGTCGACGAATGCCTGACCGAATGGAGCGAGGGCAGCGCCCATGAGATGCGCGCGCTGGTCAACCGCGTCTTCCAGGTCGACCAGCAGGGCAAGATCAATCGCGGCGCGCTGTTCATGCTGCTGCGCGTCGAGACCACCAACGAGCGCTGGAAGCGCGCCATGGACGCGATCCGGGACTCGATGCGGGTCGTGTCGACCCGGACCTACATGCGCTTCTATGACCGGGCCCAGCCGGACGCATCGTGGCGCGCCGTCTCGATCGACATGGCTTCGGCCTGATCCTCGATGCCGATGCAGCCCCCTCGGTTCGGTCGTCAGACCGCGCCGCGCAAGGCTTGGGAGCCATCGCCCTACCGTAAGGACAAGCGCAAGCGCGGCCGAGCTGGCCAGCGCGATCGCGCCCAGGTGCTGGCCGAGGAACCGTTCTGCCGCGCCTGCCTGAAGGCAGGGAAAGAGATCGGATCAGACGAGGTCGATCACATTCGCCCGCTCAGCGAAGGCGGGACGGACACGCGGGACAACAAACAGGCGCTCTGTGCCCCGTGCCACGCGAGGAAGTCCGCCGCTGAACGGGCCTTGGCCCGCCGATCGCGCCCCGACGTCGACTGACCGGGGGGGGGAGGGTCAAAAGGTTTGGTCGCCTCCCCCCGGACACCGATGGCTAACCAAATTCTCGCGCGGGCGATTTCAAAACCAAAATGATCCCCACGGAGGTGGCCTATGGCGAGTGGTGGATCGCGGCCGAATTCCGGCCGGAAACCGAAGCCGGTGGCCCTGACGCTATCGGCCGCCCAGCAGCAGCAAATCCCTGTGCCCGGCGCGACGCCGCAGATGATCCCACCGATTCACCTGTCGAGCCTGGCGCAGCTGCTGTTCGCGGACATTGCGGCGATGTTGGAAGCGCAGGGGCGCGCCGAACCCCAATGGGCCCAGATCGTCGCCCTGCTGGCCCAGCGCCTCGAGCAGGTGCAGCGGTTCCAAGCCGTTCTGGAAAGCACTGGCGACACCTGCACCAGCACGACGATCCGTAAGGTCGACGGCAAGCAGGTCACGACGGAGATGATTCGGGCGCGGCCGGAGGTCGCGATGCTGTCCGAGGCCATGCGTCACGCCCAGTCCCTGCTGGGGGATCTGATGCTCAGCCCCTCGGCCGCCATGAAGCTTGGCGGCGGGAAGAAGGACGGGCCGGGCGAGTTCGACGACTTCTAGGGTGTCGACAGCTCAAGGGCTGCCATCGAGGGACTATCCCGCGATCGCGCGCCAGTATGCGGCCGACGTCGTTTCCGGGCGCATTCCGGCTGGCAAACAGATCCGGCTGCAATGCCAGCGCTTTCTTAGCGATCTGGTCCGCAGCGCGTCGGACGATTTCCCGTATTGCTTCGACGAGGCGAAGGCGGCGCGGCCGTGTCGGTTCATCGAACGGCTGCCCCATACCAAGGGGATCTGGGCGCGCCAAAAGAAGCGCCTGATCCTCGAGCCCTGGCAGATCTGGAATTTCTGCGTCGTCTTCGGATGGTTGCATAAGTCCGGGACGCAGGCGGGTACGCGGCGGTTCCGCCGGTGGTTGCTGGTTGTTCCCCGAAAGAACGGCAAGTCGGCGGTCGCGTCGGGCCTGGCGCTCTACATGCTCTGTGCCGATGATGAATATGGCGCTGAGGTCTATTCGGGGGCGACCAACGAGAAACAGGCGTGGGAGGTTTTCCGACCTGCCCGCCTGATGGTGTCGAAGCTCCCCGCGCTGAAGGAGAAGTTCGGGATACAGCTGCTGGCAAAGCAGCTGCTTCGTCCCGACGACGGGTCGCGGATGGAGACCATCATCGGGGACCCCGGTGACGGCCAATCGCCCAGCTGCTCGATCCACGACGAGTATCACGAACACGCCGACGACGCCCAGGTCGACACGATGATCACCGGCATGGGTGCGCGCGATCAGCCGCTTCAGCTATTGATCACCACCGCCGGGGAAAACCTAGGCGGCCCATGCTATGCCATGATCCTGGAGCAGCGCGAGCGGCTTGCAGGCATCGGGCATAACGGCGGACCGCCGATCGAGGACGATACCTTCTTCGTCGAATATTCAATCGACGAGGATGACGACTGGCGCACCGAGGCGGCGCTCCGGAAGGCCAATCCCAACATCGGGATTTCGGTCGGCCTGGAATATCTGCTGTCGCGGCAGCGTGATGCCATCTCGACACCGCGCAAACGGGCGATCTTCAAGACCAAGCACCTCAATCTGTGGGTCGCGGCGAAGGCAGCCTATTTCGATATCGAGGCGTGGCGACGCTGCGCCGATCCGGAAATTCCGGTCCTGTTCGCCGAGGCGGCGGCACTGGAGTGGCTGCGCGGCCGTCGCTGCATCTTGAGCCTCGATCTGGCGTCGAAGGTCGATATCGCCGCGATCGAGTATCTATTTCCGCCGATCGACGGCCGACCGACGAAGAAAGACCCGTTCATCCGGCTCGGGCGGTACTTCCTGCCGACCAAGGCGGTGGAGGACGTCAGCACGTACCAAGCCTGGGACGCCCAGCAGCTGCTGGACGTGAACGAGGGCGACATCACCGACTTCGACGAAATCGCGATCGCGATCGCCGAGGCGCGCGACATGTTCGACGTCGAGACCGTCGCTTACGACCCGGCGCAGGCAACCATGCTGATCAATCACCTGGTCAAGCAGGGCGCGCCGGTCCTGGAAGTCCGGCCGAACGTGCTGAACTTCTCCGATCCGATGAAACAGCTCGACGCCTTCATGAAGGGCGGGCTGATTCGTCACGCAGGCTGCCCGGTCATGGAATGGCAGGTCGCCAACGTCGTCGCCCAGATGGACGCCAAGGACAACGTCTATCCCCGCAAGCCTCGCGCAGAGGCGAAGATCGACAACCCGGTGGCGCTGATCGCCGCCCTGGCCGTCGCACTGTCCAAGGAGGAAGAACCCATGGCAGCTTCCCCCTGGGATGATCCCGACTACAACATGGTGGGCGAAGAATGAGGCTGTGGCCTTTCGGCCGCGACCGCGAAGAGCGGTCGTTCGAGCGCCCGGACACCATCGCATCGTCGGCGAGCTGGGAAGAATGGTCGCAGTTCCTGGGCATCGCCAACGGAACCGTCGAGCTGCCGACCGTCACGGTCGAGAGCGCGCTGGAAGTGCCCGCCGTGTTCGATGCCGTGAATTTCCTCGAGCGCATGATGGCGACCTTGCCGCTCCATGCGTTCCGCGATGCCGCTGGCAAGGCCGAGCGGGTCGATGGCGAGCTGCAAATGCTGCTCAACGAGGCACCGAACCCCGAATGGACCAGCGCCAACTGGCGACGGTACATGTGGCACGGTGTCTTCACCGGCGGGCGGGGAGTGTCATGGATCGAGCGCAATGGCGTCAAGCCGGTGGCGATCTGGCCCATGGACCCGACCGCGACCACCGTCGTGCGTCGCAATGGCCGGAAATATTATCGGTGCGGTAGCAACGAATATCCCGCGACCGACGTCATCGACGTGACCTTCGGCATCCGGAGCAATCAGCTCAGCGCCTATGGGCCGATCCACATGGGGCGCAAGGCGATCGGCCTGGCGATCGCCATGAACAACTTCGCGGCCGGTTTCTTCGCCGGTGGCGGCATCCCGCCCATGGCGCTGGAAGGGCCGCTGCCACAGGGTAATGACGCCTTCCGTCGTGCGACCGAGCAGATTCAGCGCGCGATCGAGCTGGCCCGTAAATCCGGACGGGCCTTTTTCGGGATGCCGCCTGGGCATGCGCTGAAGCCGGTCGGCATCGATCCCGCCAAGGGTCAGATGACCGAGGCGCGGCTTTTCCAGATTCAGGAGATCGCGCGCCTTTACGGTTTGCCGCCCGTCTTCCTCCAGGACCTGTCGAAGGGCACCTTCGCCAATACCGAGCAGCAGGATCTGCAACTCGTAAAGCACCTGGTCGTCCACTGGGCGGTCATCTTCGAGCAGGAGCTGAACCTCAAGCTGTTCGGCCAGCGCCGACGCGCTCGCGAGGTGAAGCACAACCTCGACGGCTTGCAGCGCGGCGATTTCAAATCCCGCATCGAAGGTCTCGCCCGCGCGATCCAGACCGGCCAGCTGATGCCCGACGAAGCCCGCGCGCTGGAGAACCGGCCGCCCGATCCAAGCGGCGCAGGTGCCCGCCTGTACATTCAGGGCGCGACCGTCCCCCTCGGCTCCGCGCCCATTGGCCACAACGGCGGACCAGCACTCGACGACGACGCCACGTCGGAAGACGACGCATCCAAGGACCAGAATGATGCCCGCACCGAAGATTGACGGCCGCGAGACGCGCGCGATCATCACCCCGCTCGAGCTACGCGCTGCGGCTGAAGGATCGGTCCGAACCGGGGTTGGTTATGCCGCCCTGTTTGACACCTGGACCGATATCGGCGGCATGTGGCGCGAGCGTATTGCGCCTGGTGCCTTTACCAAGTCGCTACAGGAACGCGACGTCCTGGCGCTGCACAGTCACGATAGCGGTCGCGTCGTCGGCCGCCTCGGCGCGAAGACGCTGATCCTGCGCGAAGATGCCAAGGGCCTGGCCTTCGAGAACCCGCTGCCCGACACCAATGACGGCCGGGATCTGATCGTCCAACTCGACCGCGGCGATATCGCGGGCATGTCGATCGGCTTCGTATCGGTGCGTTCGGAATGGGACGAAACCAAGGACCTGACCGAGCGCACGATCCTGGAGGCGATGCTCTTCGAGATCACCTACACCGCCTATCCCGCCTACCGCGATACCGAAGTGGCGCTGCGCAGCCTCGCGCAGATCCGCGACGAGCGCCGCGACCATAATCGCGCGGGCGCGGGTGCCCGCCTCGCCGCCCGCCGCGCCCGCCAGGCGCAGATCGAGCGCGGCATCTAGTCACCGGGCCCAGCCCGAGGCGCGCGTCGGCGCTTCAATCCGACGCCCATCCCCCTGAAGCCCGGAGACCACCATGGTTATGCTGACCCAGCTGCATGAGCAGCGCGGGACCCTCGTCACGTCGGCGCGCGCCGCCTTGGCCGAGATTACCGCCAATACCGACGCCGCCCGCACCGCCGAACTGGAGGCGCGCCCCGACACCATCATGGGCGAGCTGGACACGCTCGACCGCA